GAACGGAACAAGTTGGACTTCTAATCCAACAGGACTAGCAACAGGAAGAAGATATATAGCAGGTTGTGGAACTCAAACATCAGCAGTAGCTTTTGGTGGAAAAACACCCGCAGTATCTTCAGCCACCGAATCGTGGAACTTTGGTGTCTATTCGTACAGCGCGGCTGCCTGGGCGAGCGGCGGGAATCTTAATACGGCGAGATATTATACAGCGGGTGGTGGAACACAAACAGCGGCAATTGTTGGAGGAGGAACAACTAATACAGCTCTTGTTGCAAGTGCTGAATCTTATAACGGATCAGCATGGACTTCTGTTAATAGTATAAATAATCCAAGAGCTTCTCAAGGAGGAGCAGGAACTCAAACAGCAGCTGTAATATTTGGTGGATTTACTCCTGGTATAACAGGTACAACTGAACTTTGGAATGGATCTACTTGGACAACAAACCCAACAGCGATGAACACTGCAAGAAGAGGTTATATGGGAAATGCAGGTACTCAAACAGCAGCTTTAGCTTTTGGTGGTTATACTGGAACTGCAGTTACTTCAGCAACAGAAAAATTTAACGGAACTACTTGGACTTCTAACCCAACAGGATTAGGTACAGCAAGATATGAAACAACAGGATGTGGAACTCAAACAGCCGCTTTAGCATTTGCAGGTGCACTTCCTGGAAATACAACTGCCACAGAATCTTTTAATGGATCTACTTGGACAACAGTAAATAGTATGACTAGTGCTAGAAGATCTTTAGCAGGTTTTGGAACACAAACAGCAGCAATAGGTGCAGGAGGATTTACTACTGGTGTAGTTGCTACATCAGAATCTTGGAATGGTACAAGTTGGACTAATATAACAAGTTTAGGCACAGCAGTATCAAGTAATTATGGAGTAGGTTCTCAATCTAGTGGATTAGTTATAGGTGGATATAATGGATCTGCAGAAACAAATGCTACACAAAAATGGACAGGCATAGTAGCTACAGCTAATTCCAAAACCTTGACAGTATCATAATAAAAGCTTATATCCTCTCTAATGACAGAGAAGAGAAATATAAAGAGTTTAATACAGCAAGAAGAATTACATCTAAATAATCTTTTAGAGCCAGAAGATTTATCATCATTCAAAGGAATGGTTGAAGAACTTCGTGATACTTGGACTAAAAAACAAATATTTAGAACTGAAACAGAAATGAAAGTTGCAGTACTTGATGATGGTCGTTATCCAACACGAGCTTCTAAATACTGGCAATGTGTTAGAGAACAGAACGTATTTCTTGAGAATTTAATGTCATTATCCTTTGATTACAGACGTAATGAAGCAAAGATTAAATATTTACAAAAGAAATTAGAAAATGAAACCGATGAATATAAACGAGAACTTTATCAAATAGATTTAGATGAAAAGATATATGGTAAAGCAAATATGGAACTCGTTGCAAAAGATAGATTACGTGAAATTAAATTATGGTCTAAATTTAAAGCGGAATATGATGACGGTTCATTTGATACTAAAAATGTAAATTCTCATCAGTTTGAATCATTAGCTCAAATTATGGAACATAAGAAAAATTCAATTACACCAGGATCATCACAAGCTGAAGTATTTAATGTACTTTCACAAGTAGATACGATAGATAGAATAAAGAAAGAAAAACTATTAGCTAATGATACAAAAGAACAATTATCCTTTGGAAAGCAGTCAAAATAAAAAGATATTCTTTTTATTAGCCCTTCCACGATCAGGTAATACGTTATTTGGTTCTATTATGAACCAAAATCCAGATATTGCAGTTACTGCTAATTCTATTACATTAGAAATAATGAAAGATATATTTTTACTTAAAGAAACCGATGTCTTTCAAAATTATCCAGATCATAAGTCATTAGATAATATATTATCAAACGTTTATAATAATTATTATAAAGATTGGAATTATAAATATATTATAGACAGAGGTCCTGTAATGACACCTGGTAATTTAATGTTAATGAAACAACATTTAAATCAACCTATTAAATGTATTATTATTTGGCGTGATTTATTAGATGTGCTTGCATCTTATATTAAATGGTTTGAAACAGAACCTACTGCCTTTCCTAATAAATTTGGCAAAAAAACTATTGAAGAAAAACTTTGGATGCTAATGAATATTGATGGTGCAATTGCTAAAGATTTAATAGCTATTCAAAATGCTTTATTACCAGAAAATAAACATATGTGTCATTTTTTAAAATATGATCAATTAGTTAATGATACCGAAAATCAAATAAGACAAATATATCAATTTTTAGATATTGCTTATTATCCACATACCTACAAAGACTTGCAACAATTTAAAGTTAATGGTATGAGTTATGACGACAGGATAGTGGGAAATAAGATGCATACAATAAAGACAGAAATAAAAAAAGAAGAGAACCCATATAAGAAATTAATACCTCAAAGTATTATTAATGCTTATGGGCATATTGTATTATGAACATATTAGTGTTTGGATTACCAGGATCTGGCAAATCTACATTTGCACAGAAATTAATTAAAGATAAAAATTTTGCTTATTTTAATGGCGATCAAGTTCGCAAGATGTTTAATGATTGGGAATTTTCTCATACAGCAAGAATTAATCAAGCTAATAGAATGTTACAGTTATGTAATATATCAGATAAAGCAAACGTTGTAGATTTTATTTGTCCATTTGATGAATATAGAAAAGATTACAATATGACTATTTGGATGAATACAATTCAAGAAGGCAGATTTGAAAACACTAATAAGATATTTGAAAAACCTAAACAATGTACTTTTGAAATAAAAGATTTTAATTACGACCATATTATTCAGGAGATCTATGATAGATTACAGTAAACCTACAGCTCAAATGTTAGGTCGTTGGCAACCCTTCCACGATGGGCATTTAGCTTTATTTAAAGAGATATTAAAGAAAACTGGACAAGTAGTTATTATGGTGAGAACTATGCCACACTCTAATTCTAATCCATTTGAATTTAATGAAATTAAACAACGAATAGAAGAAAAATTAAAAGATTATACAGGGCAATTTGATGTTGTAAAAGTTCCAAATATAACTAATATATGTTATGGAAGAGATGTTGGTTATAAGATTGAAGAGATTGTATTACCTCAAGAAATACAACAAATATCTGCAACCAAAATTAGACAGGAAATGAAATTATGAATTTTAACTTTACCTTTTTAGGTCAATCTATTTTACGTTATGAAACTCCGTTAGATATCTTTCATGCAATCAATCAAACGTATGAACAAAAATTTAATACATTAGAACCAGCTAATAAACAACTTGTTGGTAAAATAAAAGATGAACATTCGTTATTTTATAATGGTGATGATGAAAGCAAAATGAAAAGACATAATATATTACCTAAAAATGTACTTGATTGGTTTATGTCCATGTTCCATCATTATTTAGAATTTAATCATATTAGACAATATCAAACTCACTTAAATTCAATTTGGGTAAATGAAATGAAAGCCCACGAATACAACCCCGTTCACGTCCATCAAGGCAATTTGTTTACAGGGCTGTCTTCAGTTATGATTTTAAAATTACCGAATACTTATGGTGTAGAATATTCAGCATCAGAAGCTCCTCAAAATGGAAAACTTCAAATACTAGGTGCATCAAATGGTCAATTTGCTAAAGTTGATTATGAGCCACCAATGAAGTTAAGAGACTTTTATGTATTTCCTTATGATATGAGACATTGTGTCTATCCCTTTAATTCAACAAATGAGACAAGAAGAACACTTGCAGCTAATTGCGATGTTCTTTATAACCCAATAGCTAACAGAGGCGCACAATGACAATACCTTTCACATATTTAATAAAACATGTACCTACTAATAGATATTATTATGGTGTTAGATTTAAAAAAGGTTGTAGCCCAAAAGATCTTTGGACAAAATATTTTACTTCTTCTAGAAAAGTAAAAGGATTAATTAGAAGATATGGAAAGAAATCTTTTATATTTGAAATAAGAAAAACTTTTAAAACAATTAAACAAGCTATAAATTGGGAACATAATGTATTAAGAAGAATGAAAGTTATTTATAGAAATGATTTTTTAAATCAATCAGATAGTAAAACTATAAACTTTTGGAAAGGTAAAAAATTATCTAAACAACATAAAAAAAGAATAGGTGTTCATAGTAAAGGAAAAAATAATCCTAGATATGGAGTTAAATTAGGTAAGAAACAAAAAAAACAAATTAGTGAAAGTTTAAAAAAATGGTTTAAAAATCCTAAAAATAAACATCCATGGTTAGGTAGAAAACATAGTAAAAAAACTATAACATTATTTAAAAAATTAAATAAAGGTAAAAATAATCCAAACCATAAAGACTTTACAGGAGAAAGAGTAATATGAGTATAATTTTAGAACCACGCTGGAAGAGTTTAATAGTTGAAACAACAACTCCATTATTTACACCAGAACAATGTCAATTAATTATAAATGCAGGTAGAGCTGAACCTGTTCAAATGGGAGAAGTAG